GGTGGTGACATGGAACAAGGTACTTTAGATGCTTCTGAAATGTTTTACGAGCCTGATAAATATGATATATTGTCTTTTTCTAATGACTGAGAGAGTTCTGGTAACATAGGATACTTTGTTCCAGCGTATTTAGCGCTCAATCAATTTAAAGATGCGCAAGGAAATACCGACATAGCGGCTGCTAAGAAGGAGATTGATTCTGTTAGGCGCAAGAAACGTGGAAACTCAGGATCTTCAGATGCGTTGAATAAGGAAATGCAGTATAGACCTATTGTTCCATCTGAAATGTTCTTAACTAAGACAGCTAACATCTTTCCTGCCGCTGAAATTAGGAGAAGGCTTTCAGAAGTGCAGTCATTTGATCTGTATAACCAGTCAGAGAAGAAAGTTAATCTATATTTCGACCCAAAATCTCAGTTTAATGGTGTATCTTACAATATAAATGACTCTTTAAACGCCATTAGCTCGTTCCCGTACAAGGGAGATGATAGAGAAGGGGCTGTTGTTTTATACGAATTACCTAAGTTTATAGAAGACAAGGTCCCGTCAGATGCCTATATTATAGGATGTGACCCATTTAGAGATGATACGAATACAGGAGAATCTTTGGCAGCTATATATGTTATGAAAACCTCTAAATACATATCTAGTATAGGGTATGATGAGATAGTAGCCTCGTATATTGGTAGACCATACTTCGGTAAAAATGAGGTAAACGAAACTCTATATAAATTGTCCTTATTTTATGGGGGTGCTAAGATTTATTTTGAGAATGCAGTAGGAAATGTAAAAGATTACTTTGAGAAAATCAGAAGACTAGACTTATTAGCTAGGCAACCAGTCACAGTTTTTAATAAGAAAGCTTCTTATGATTCATCCCCGCAAGTTATTTATGGGTACCCAATGTCTAATGATAAAGTAAAATGAGAAGCGATACAATACTTACGCTCTTGGTTATTGCAAGAACGTGAAGAAAATAAAAGAAATCTGGATTTAATTATAGATCCAGGCCTACTTCAAGAGTTATTGGCCTTTAATATGAGTATAAATACTGATAGAGTAATGTCTTTAGTAGGTTGTATAATAGGATTAGAAGAAATAAACAATATCTCGAAAAGAAAGCAAGAGTTTTTGTCTGAAGATAGCGCACTTCAGAAGGACATTAATAGGTTAATTATAAATAATAAACGTTTATTTCAAGATGTTAAATTTCCCAAAGCAACGTCTCTCCTATTCTAAAAAATCAGAAGATGATTTTAGATGGGCGAGGAAAGTTATGGAATCTTTACTTCAATTTTCTCCAGCACAAAAGAATATAGCTAGTGATTACACTTCAGAGTACGGAAGGAAATTATCTAACTATAGGTTGTACAATAATCAACTAGATCAGAAAGATTTTGAGAGAGAATGTAATCCATTAGGATTAGAAGTAGGGCAATTCCAGGATTCAATACAACCTTATAATAAGACATATAATAAGATTCAGGTTTTATTAGGTGATGAGTTAAAACGTCCGTTTAATTACAGAGCGGTTTTAGTCAACACTGAGGGCGTGCAGTCTAAGTTACAGAAGAGAGATTCTTTATATAGAAACTATATATACTCTCAGTTACAAGAAACAGTGAAATCTATAGGTGCCGCTTATGTTCCAGAGTTAGTCGATACAATGACAGAGCATATACTACCTCCAGAGGACATTGAAAAATACATGAAGTACTCCTATCGAGAGCGAAGAGAAATCTTAGCTGAGAATATACTCAACTATTTAACGAGAAAATTATCCTTAAAAGATAAGAAAAACGATGCTTTCAAGCACGCGTTAATAGCTGGAGAGGAAATCATTTATGTAGGTACTAATAATGGTGAGCCTCACCTAGAAGTCATTAATCCCCTAGGAGTGTTTTACCACAAGTCTCCAGAAACAAAGTGGATCCAAGATTCATTATATGCTGGATTTAGGACTTATATGACGGTAGGAGAGGTTATGGATAGATACGGTAAGTATCTAACCAAGGCTGAGATTACTAAGCTGGACAATACCACTACAGCAGGAGGAGCTTTACCAGACCATAATATGGGCAGTACGCAGTCGTACGGCATACAAGATCAAGATAGGGTTTTATCTAAGATGTATAATTATGACTCAGGATCTTACGGAGATTCTCACCACGAGGATATATTAGTACAGCACGTGGAATGGAAGTCCCAGAAAAAAGTAGGCTTTCTAACCATGATAAATGAGTATGGGGAAGAAGAAGAGCAGATGATATCTGAAGATTTCAAAGTCCCTAATAATGCTATAAAGCAGGTGGAAGTAAAAGACTTTGGTCAAAGATGTGATTATTATTATTGGGAAGAGAATGGTATAAAATTCAAATTAGAATGGGACTGGATTCCAGAAGTTTGGACTGGTACAAAGATCAATAACGATATTTATTGCATGATAGGACCTAAAGATCAACAATTCAGACCTTTAGATAATCCCAAAGAAGTGTCCCTGGGGTATCACGGAGTAATCTATAATGCTATGAACGCTACCTCTATCTCATTGATGGATAGAATGAAGCCTTACCAGTATCTGTACTTTATTGTTATGCATAAGCTTAAAAAAGCTATAGCACAAGACCAAGGTAAAGTATTTCACTTCGATGTTACAATGATTGATCCTAAAATAGGATTGGATAAAACCATGTACTATTTAAAGGAGATGAATATAGACTTTTTTAATCCATTAGCTAATGGAGATCAGCCTGGGCAAAATCAAAGGGGTAAAGTATCGCACTCTACCGATATGTCTAATATGGCCAATATCAATAACTATATTAATCTACTGCAATCCATTGATCAGCAAATATCAGACGTAGCAGGTATTAATAGACAACGAGAAGGACAAATTTCTCCTTCAGAAGCGGTGTCTAATACCCAATCAAACCTTCAAATGTCGGCTTTGATTACTGAGATTTATTTTCAAGCTCACTCCAAACTATGGGAGAAATGTTTGAATTCAATGATAGCTGTAACCCAACAAGCTTGGAAAGGTAAAAGTATAGCAAAGCAATACATATTAGATGATCAATCAATCGCTACACTAGAGATGAATAATGATGATATTATGGATTGTGAGCTAGGAGTTTTTGTTACGGATTCAGGTAAGGAGTACGAAATATTCAATGCTCTTATGGGCAAAGCGGAGTCACTTGTACAAGCACAAAAAGCTTCTTTTTCTGATATGATCCGATTATACGAGTCTAACTCAGTAGCAGAATTAAAGGCTGGTATAGAAAGCTCTGAAGAACTAAGTCAGAGACGACAGCAAGAAGCACAACAAGCTCAAATAGAAGCAGCTCAACAAGCTCAACAAGCAGAACATGATTTCCAAATGGAGAAATTGGCTATAGAACAAGAGCATGAGTTAATGATAGCTCAGATTGAATCATTTAAATTCCAGAAAGACCAGGATGCAAATGATAATGGGTTACCAGATCAATTTGAGATTTATAAGTTACGTCAAGACGCTGGTTTTAAAGATCGTAAACTATCCCTAGAAGAAAAAAAGTTAGAATTCAATAAGCAGAAAAGCGAAAAAGAGTTACAAATAAAGCGTTCTCAAAACAATAAAAAATAAAACGGCTATTGTAAACTACAAATTTACTTATTAGACCTTGTAAAATATATAATATAATATTATTTTTATGATAAATACGAATGATGACTTTTTAGAGCAAATGTTTTCTGATCCTTCAACTACTCCATCAATGCTAAATGATGATAAAGGTTTTGAAGATTCCCCAGAAATAACTTCTGATGAAACAGAAGAACCAGAAGACGCTCCGGAAGCTCCTAGAGAAGTTTTAGAAGACAATGACCCAGTTGTAGAGAATTACGTAAAGTTTCTACAAGAGAATGATCTTATAGAGATACCAGAAGATTACGATTTTCAAGGTACTCCAGATCAAATTCAGGAAGTATTTGAGTACACTAAAAAAACTAGGTCTGATAAAGCTATACAATCAGTTTTTCAGCAACTTCCAGACGACTTCAAACCACTCCTAGAATACGCGCTTAGAGGCGGGACTTCTCTGCAGGATTATATGGATACTTTTTCTGATGACTTATCTAACTACGGTTTAGACACTGAAGAAGACCAAAAAGAAATTCTATTTAAATACTACAAAGAAACCTCTCCTTATCCAGACGATAAAATTGAGCGGTTGATTTCTCGTTTTAATGATGAGGAAGAACTACGTCTGGAAGCAGCTGATGCTTATCAAGAGTTGCTGCAAATACGCGAAGAAAAAAAGAGAGAGCTCATCGTGGAAGCACAGGCTCAAAGAGAAGCGTATAGAGCAGATCTTGAACAAAAGACTATATCTTTAAACAGAGCTATAGAAGAAACAACTGCTATTCATCCACAAAGAAAAAACAAAGTACGGGCTTTCTTTTTTGATCCCATACAAACAGCAAACTCTGTTACTACAGGATTTAATGCTACGATAGCTTCTATCTTATCAAATCCAGAACATCAGGCACAACTTGCTGATATACTATTAGATTATAATCATAATAATGGTTTTTCCTCTGATAGAATAGAACGACGTGTTAAAACTAAGGCAACTCAAGATTTTAAGACGTTATTGAAAACTAAACTAGATCCAAAACAAGCTCAAAGATCTTCAACATCTAGAGCACCTCAATCAACTTCCTTTAATTGGGAAGACTATTCACAATCTTTATAATTTACATGGCTACTCCTCAATCTTCTTTAATAATCAAACGTTACGACGCTTTTGGCGGTAACTTTATTGATTCTGATTACCTAGCTGCTTCTTACGAGAGCGGCAAACCTACATACCTGCCAGGTATGATGATGCAGACATATTCGTCACAGTCACGCTTTATGAATCTGAAACCCCTCTTGAATCTTGTTGGCGTTAGTTCCAACGGAGGAAAAGAGATTGAATCTGAAATTGTTCGTTGGTACCTACGTGGCGCAGAAGATCGCGATGCTCGTTCTATTGAAGCTGTAGATATTACCAACACTACACCAGGTCTTAACGGTACTACTTTCCGCATTAAATTGGATTTGGATTATTTCCACTTCCCAGATATCCTTACTCCAGAAGATAACGATTTCCCTATTCAAGTAGTGGAAGGAGCAATTCCAGACGGTACAGGTTACATTTATGTTTGTAAACTTGTTACAGACAACCCACAGCTTTTTGTAGACCCTAATCTTTTACAGGCTGGTCGCACTTTCACTAAAGTATCTACCGCTGTGCCTTCTGAGTACAACCAATGGTTCGGCACTCAGCAGTATCCAAACGTATTCTTGCTTGAAGCACAACTTGGTTCTTTCGGACAATCTTTGCACATCACTGACAAAGCTTGGAGAGACGGTGGTCGTCTTGGAGTTACTTTCCAGCACACTAACGCTGCAGGCGCTACTTCAGAGGTAAACAAATTTATCCCTTACGCAGAGAACGTAATGGTAGATGAGTTCTACAAAACTATCGAATGGGCAGCTGTATACGGTAAGAAATCTACCATGTCAGGTCCAGATAAATATTGGATCAAAACAGGTCACGGTCTTCGTGAGCAACTCAGAGATGGTTGGACTCAGCAATACACTGGAGCTCTTTCTGTAACACTTCTTCAAGATTATCTGATGTCCGTATTCTTTGGACGTGCTGATGAGACTAATCGTGATGTAAAAGTAATGACCGGAACTCTCGGTTCAATCTTGTTCCACAATGCTTTGGCAGCTGTGGCTAACGGATTCCTTACCGTTGATACACACTATGTACGCGATATCAAATCTCCTACATCTACTCCTTGGCTTGCTTATGGCGCAGAGTTCCGTCGCTATACTGGTCCATCAGGTATCTCCGTAGATTTGATGTTGAATCCAATGTACGATAGTATGCAGTATTGCAAACAATTCCACCCACAGTACCCAGATATGCCGATTGATTCCGCTCGTATGACATTCCTTGATTTTGGAGGAATGGGCGTAGACAAGAACATTGAGCTTCTGAAAGTTAAGGACTCTTTCTATTACGGCTACAAGCCTGGTATGTTGTCCCCATCTGGCCCAATCAAAAATAACGGTATGTTTGGCGAATTAAAAGCTGGTTACGATGTAGCTATCCAAGGTTCTTTCGGTATTGTTATGCGTGATGTAACCCGTGGTGGTGAACTTATCATGTCTGTAGAGTAATGAATATAGAGCAGCAACTGGGAATCAAGTTGTCTGTACTAGTAGCAGGTTTAGTAGGAGGCATCGTTTCACTAACTTACGAAGAAAAAATCTCTTTTCAAAGAGCCGTTCTTCTTATAGTAGCTGGTGCCTCTACTGCAGCCTATTTACAACCATTAGCTGAACACTATATGAGTATCCCAGAGAATTTCTCCTCTGGTTTAGGATTTGTTTTAGGACTGATTTCCATGAAATTAATAGATTCCGTAATGATAAACGCTACTCATTTATTAGATAAATATTTGTATGCAAAGCGAAATAATCCCCCTGACACTGACGGCGACAAACGTAGCAGTGACATTGATTAGCATTGCTGGGATAATACATATTCTCCAGGAAAAATTTATGCAGCCCAAGGCTTTAAAAGAAAAGTCTAAATGTGTATATTATATTCTTAGAGGGTCCCTAGCATCTTTAGCTGCCGTGCAATTGGTAACTTTATCATTCCCTGTATCTATACCGCTTTTGCTTGTTAATTTATGTACAGCAGCCATATCTACAATAGTAACAAAAAACTTTTAACAATACGTTGGGAATTCCCAGCGGTCTTCATCTCTTAAAGAAGTAAAATGAGCAAATTAGTATTTATTTATAGTATCCCCAGAAACACTGCTTCTGGTATATCCGATTGGGTGAGCGATACTTCAGGAGTTAAACTAAAGAAAACAAAAGTTGGACGCGCAAAAGACAAACTTTCTGCGTTATACTCTGATAGAATTGGAGGACTAGCTAACTATATTTCATACAATTATCACACAGATCCAAAGACAGGTAAGCAAACTTTAAATGATAAAGGCGAACCGATGTTAATGCAAGAATATTTGGAAAAAAAGTGGAACAAACCTCCAGGTTATTTTACAAACCAAGCTACAACTAGAAATTACAAAGGAGACGGTTCTGACTTTACTTATTTCCAACAAACTGTTTGGACATTAGCAGACGGGTGCACCGTATTAGATTTAAATAAAATGGACGATGAGTTAGGATACTATATGTTCCTAGCATCTTCTAAAGTAGCTAACTCTGAGCGAGAGTGGAAAGAACACAAGTGGCCAAAAGCTACTCACTACATTGCTTTGGAGAATGAATCTGAGGAGTTGAAATACAACAGAACGCAACTTAAAACAAAAGCGTATGCTGCACTACACTCAGTAGATCTCACCGAAGTAGTAAAACGTAAGTTAGTATCTTTGTTAAATTTAGCTTCTACTAAAGCTAAATTATCTGAGCAACAAGTGCATAATGTGTTAACTGATTATATAGAAGCTTCGTCGTACACAGCCGGGTCTAATATTGAGAAGTTTCAAAACCTAGTGAATATGTTGAAAACAGCTCCCACAAGAGAGAAGTTTGAGGCAATGTATCTTCTAAAGAATGCGGACGATTTAGGTATTATTATTTCTAAACAAGATATATGGACTTGGTTAAATCCAAAAGGATCTCCCCTTACTATAGGTAATAGATACTCTGAGGCAATAGAATTTATTTTAAATCCTAAAAAAGCTGACGAGATTTTAGAGATTAAACAAAATATCAAAGACAAACAAAATCAATAATTATGGCAAGTGTTAAGGAATTACATTACCAGTTTAAATTAAACATGGATAAGGTAGACAGTCTTAACGGCCCAGATTTCAATACAGCACAAATTGACTGGCTTTTAACAGAAGCGCAATTGGTGTTTATTAAACAACGTATGTCTATGAGTTCGAATTCAAAACAAAAAGGATTTGAACAATCGCAAAAAAGAATTGATGATTTAGGAACATTAGTTATCAAGTTTCCAAATCAAACGGGTATCACTCCCTTAAACCCATCTCCAGGAGTTTATGAAGTCTCCTTTAGTTCTTTACTATTTTCATACTTATTTTTAATATCTGCTTGGGCTGATATAACTATATCTCCAAATTGTACCAAATCAGTTCCACTTAAATTTACGCAGCACGATGATTATAGGACGTCACTAAAAGACCCCTTTAACGAGGCTGGAGAAGAATTTATACCATATAATATAGGAAGATCTTCTAGCAGTAATGATGAATCTGTTTATTTATATTCAGATTTTCCAATACAAAAAGTATATCTGGAATATGTTCGGTACCCATTAAAAGTATCATCTGGCACCTACAAATATATAGATGGGGTGATTTATCCAGAGCAATCACTACAAACCGCAACTCAAACCCACTCTGAAATTGTGGACATCGCCTGCTTACTAGCAGGGATAAGTGCACAAAGTCCGGAGTATATCCAACTTAAGAGTCAAAAACTCTTAATACACGAATAATATTATGATTAATAATCAAAAACGTGCCACAGAATCTTTTCTAGTGGCAACTACGGCAGCTACGACTATACCTATTACAGGAACATTAAACGACTCAACAACGTCATCAAGTACGTTTGGGAATGTAAATTTGGCCAACGGTCAACTTGGTTTAGTAGCTCAAGGAATGTCTGGCACTGTGGCATATAATAGTTTTTTGTCCGCAACTCCGGCGCTCACTGGCAGCAATGCTTTTGCAATCTTCCAAGGAAACGAGAACTCAGCTTCTATGACTTCTGCTACAGCTGTGTACCCACTAGCTGTTCGTCCTTACGAAAGAACCAATGTTATTGATGGCACTAAAGGTCCTATTCTTGTTACAAAACAAGAGTATAGAGCTGCAACCCACAACATCTGGGCTTTAGGTTCTATTAATACTACCGGTGCTATAAACGTACTTGATGACACTGAATACCGTTTTTACATGACCTTTGCAGGTCGTAATGTTGACGAACTGTCAAATGGTACAACACAGTCGTCAGGTTTAAGAGTTTCTTTTACAACTCCCGCAGATCTTTCTACAAATACAGTTACTTATACAAAACCAATTGATTGGATCGCAACTAAACTTGCGTATGAGATTAACCGCAATTCAAGCGCGTTTACTTTGTCTAGCAAATGGAGAGGAACTAATCCAGTGGTAGCTTTTGCAGTTGGTACATCTGCTACAAACGGTACTTCGATTGCAGGATTAACAGCTACTGGACAAAATTTGGCAGTATTTACGTATAACGGTACAGATCGTTCTATTTACTTAACTCCTGAGATGGTAGCTTCGTTGAAAGCGGCAGTTACACCGCCACCAGCAGGAACAACAAATCCTTTTAATTTTACATACATATATAAAGTGGCTGTGAGCGACGCTGGTGTTGCTACTGCAAACGATACTTTAGGTGTTCTTATAATGGCTTTAGATCGTACTACTTCTTATGTAGATCGTATCCCAGAAGTTAAGGTTAGAATTCGTCCAGGTTTGAACGCAGGTTTTAACTATAACACAGTTAGTTTATTAGAACGTTCATTAGCTGACGAAGGTCAAGGTTACTCTCGCCAACTGGATATTCTGTATAAGAATACTGCTGGCCAACGTAAGTACGCACAACGCCATGTAGTTGATCCTATTATCGAATACCCATCTCCAATTGTTGCGGGTGGTTCGTATGTAGTTTACAACATTAATCACGGA